AAATTATAATTATTGTTTGTAAACTTAGCTAGATTTTTCTTAGAAATAATAACATCATATGATCCAGGAATCAACTTAATGTTCTCAATCTTAAAGTTAAACTCAAAGACCTGTTCTGTCTTACCAACCACAAGAGTATACTCATTAGAGTTATCGTTCTTACGATCAGATACTACTAGAGTAACTTCCTCACCATTACCAACTGCAGAAAGATCTGGCAATTGATATACAGAAGATGCCTTCAAAAGTTTTCCAAGTTGAATACTATCCAATTGGAAAGTAACATCACTTGAAGGAAGTTTCATTTGCTTCTCAGGTGGAATAACTATACAATCAGGATCTGCGAAAGCAAACTTAACCTTAGTTGACTTGCCCTCACGAATGATCATATAAGTCTCATTCCTAAGATCCAAATCTGGATCCCTCATAAGATTAACTCCATTTAAGAACTGAGGTAGATCATAGATCCCAAAATCCCTCTCAAAGTTCTCGTCAACATCTGCTTCTGCAAGGATGTTTTTCATCACAGAAATAGTACGAAGTTTAGAACCCTTCTTAACTAGAATGGATTGATTGATTGAGGAGAAGTTCTCCAATAAGTTAATTGTTTTTTCAGAAAGTTTCATATCCATTAGTAGAGTCCTTGTCTAATCCTTCAAAGTGGTATAGAAGTACAGCATAGTGTATTATCTTCTGAATGTCAAGCCGTGTAGTACCTTTCTTGTCATAGCGTGAAGCATATTTAAGAATGTTACTACGACAGAATGCAGATGCATCTCCGACTGCCTCAATAAGATCTAAGGTCTGTACCTTATCATTATATGAGTAGTGAGAACTATATGTTCTGCCAATATAATCCTTGATTTTCTCTAGGATTTTTTCTTCATTATACTTATAATGGACTGGCGGTTTTTCGATTTCCGCTTTCGGGTAGTTCGATGTGTCAATCGAGATTTCGACATTGGACATGTCGAACTCAGCCCACTTTGAGTGAGACTCTGTACTAAGTCCGACCACATAGTCTTTTTCATTTTCTGCTCCCATAACTGGAAATACCTCGTCTAGTGTTCCGTTGATTGTGTGATAGAGTAAACTCCATGAATTAGTCATTTTTTCTATAGCAAGGTACACCTGCAGGGTCTAACCATTTGGTATACTCTAGATCCTCTATAGCAATGCCAAACTGCATTTGATTATCGCAGTAGTACATATCTTTGTACATGTGACGGTACTCGTCAAACTTTTGAATACGACAATCAGGTTGACCATTTTCTAGTGTACCATTCTGTACAAAACGATATGGAAATCGCTCATGAATAACTACTGTGTTAGACATAGTTTTCATAGGTCTTAAACTCATCGTAAGCAGCACGAAAGTCATCACGATCTTCTACAGAACGAACTTGTGCTGGTTGTGTAGCAGTGCCACGAAAGATCATAACACCTACTGGTCCTTCTTCATCATCCATTGAAAGATAGTCAATGGTCTCGGATAGCATAACGCCTTGAGGTCTACTCATAATAATTTGTTTTCAATGAATCTATTATACAAATAAAAAGGGTGCTGAAAACACCCTAGTGGACACTTTATTATCTGTCACTCTCCAGCATTTTTTGTAGCATAAGAGAATCCTGCTTTCTTAGTGAACTCAACCACAGTAGAAAACTTATCTAACATATCTGCCTTATGTGATATCACAAATACATTAGCATCCTTAACAACATACTTTATGATTTTAATAAAGTCATCATTACCAACACCATCTAAAGATGAATCAAATACTTCATCCATAATTAATAGATTAGTATTAGCAGAATTTTTAAACCTAGCTACTTCTCTCCATGTAAAAAGAAGTGCTAGGTCAATTCTCATCTTTTCTCCTTCAGAGAAAGATGAATAGGAAAACTTGTCGTGTATTGGATTCTGTATTGTCTCGCTAAATTCTTCATTCAGATGAAAGTTGATGTAGAAATCCATCATCTGTAGATAACGATTAACTTGTTCATTAATTAAAGGTAGATACTTCTTTATGATTCTACTTTTAACACCACCATCTATTAATAGAGACTGTGCAAAGTCGTTGTAAGATATCTCTTCTTTAATTTTTACAAGTTGATCGAATGTACTACCAAGTTCTCCTTTAAACTTTTCTAACTCCTCATGTTCAGTATTTCTGTTCTGTAGCTTGTTGGCAAGAGTTTGAATCTCTTGTTGTAGATCTCCTGTCTGCTGTTGAAATCCAGAAATTCTAGTATTGTTTTGAGAAATGTCATAAGTTAAGGTTGAAATCTCCTTGGTGAGTGTGGTGAAGTGACGCTCTCTATCGGTTTCTTCGTTTATCGACTCCTCAAGCTTTTGATAGCCATCTCTGAGTTCCTTTGCTTTATTTTGAGCGTCTTCAATTCTATTTACACGAAACGATTCTTCTATATTCTGGCTGCAAGTTGGGCATACCGTATTGTCTGTGAAAAACTTATGTTCTTTTGTAATCCTTGATACTTTATTAGATATCTTTTGTTTTAAAGACCCTAGTTTTTGCAAGCGTTCTGGAGAATCTGACACATTTTTTAATTGTGTTTGAACGCTGTCTATATTATTGTTTAAGGATTCATTTTTCTTTAACAATTTGTCAATATCTAAAGCAATTGTATTAACTTTTTTTTCTTTTTCTACAATATCTTTTTTACCTCTATTTTCTAACTCCTCTATAAACTCTTCTTGCATTTTAACCTTATCATTTAAATTATCTTTCTTTAATTCTAATGTTCTTACAGTCTCTTTATTTTCTCTTAGATTCTCTTTAACAATATTATTCATTGCTGAGAAAACTTTAATGTCAAGTAGGTCTTCTATAACTTCTCTACGATTAGGACCATTCAATTGCATGAATGGTACGAAGTTACTACTACCAAGTATTACGATCTGAGTAAATGATTTAAAATTTAATTTCAGAATCTGCTCTTCAAGAATCTTTTGATTGATTCTATCGTCAGCTTCTTTATTCCGCATCTCACCATCAATCTCTATATCAAACATATTAGGTTTGATACCACGGCGAACAAGATATTTTTTAGATCCAATAGAAAATTCTATTTCTACAATAGTTCCTTTCTCATTAGATGTATTAACCAACTGTGATTTTGTGATCTTACGATATGGTTTATTAAATAGCACAAAACACAGTGCGTCTAACACTGTGGATTTACCAGCACCATTGGATCCCACTATCAAAGTAGTCCCAGTAGCATTTAATTCCATTTCTGTCCATCGATCTCCAGTAGACAGAAAGTTTTTCCATCTAATTTTTTTGAACAGAATCATCTTGCTTTGGTGGGATCACGAAATCTTTAGAAGTTATCACTGCGTACTTATAATTATACATGCTACACGCTTTTATTGCAACCTCCTCATCCACTTCTATAACCTCCATACCAACATCCTCATTATCTTCTAGTTGCATACAGTATCGATTAGCATCATCCTCTTCTTCAAATAAAAGCAATACTTTCTCATTATCAAAATCCTTTACAGCATAAGCTCCTTCTCGCCTACCCTCTTCAGTAAGCAACCACATTATTCCACCTCACAAGCAGTACTATAAAGTCCTCCAAGAAGTTTTTTAACTCTATCTTTATCAAGATCAATCTCCGATTCTTCTACAAATCTATTTAACAAACTAATCGTGTTCTCCTCTTTCTCATCTATATCCTCACCCATAATATACCCATGATTCCAATCTAAGTTTTCAATAACCTTCAAGTCTTCTACACCTGCTTGATTAATTTTATCAATAAATTTTTCAAACTGTTTTGGTTTAGATTTCTTATCTACAATCACCTTTACTATTTTACCTTTAAGTTCAGTAGCATTAAATGTTTGATAAGGTGTATCATTATAATAAATCTTATAAAACATTCTATGTGGATTATCTATTTCCTCATGCTCAAGGGTATCACTATCCCAGATAGTAAACCCACGCTTATCTTCACAATCATTCCAGAACATCTCATAAGGATTACCTAAGTAATAAACTCTACCATCATTAGATCTAGTATGATAGTGTCCTGTATATACTTTCTCAAACTTATCAAAGATATCTTTATCTCCACTAGCACCATGCTCTTGAGTAAAACCTTTATAGACTTGGTAACCATTTAATTCCAGATGACCAAAACACACTTTAGATTTACTTGATTTAATTTTTCGTTTTATCTTTGCTCTGTTATCATCATTCATCCAACCTATGAAAAGACATTTTGTGTTGTCAATCGTATATTCTGCATAGTCTCTAACAAGAACCATATTACTATACTCTCGTAATAATAGCTCAATAGAATTAACTGAGTTACTGTTTTTGTAATAGGCAGTATGATTACCCACAATAGTGTAGACAGTAATCCCCATATCACAGAGACGGTCAAAGTAATTCTTTTTAGCCCATTCCAAAGACCATAGATCAATCGACCTACGATTATCGAAAGTATCCCCCATATCGATGAGGGTTTTGATGCCTTCCCTTTCCAAAGTGGGGAAAAAGATGTCTTCATAAAATTTTTGAAAATACTCATGGAAGATACGACTACCCTTCCTCATACCAAAATGTTGGTCAGTAATGACTCCTACTTTCATACTAAATCGTCAATGGTGAATAATCTACGGAGTTCAATGTCTTTAGTTGCCAATGCTTCAATAGCACCTTCCTGCCTATCTACGACAGTTACAACACGCTCAACGACATAACCAGCATCACGAAGTTTCTCTACTGCTTTAATAGCAGATCCACCTGTAGTAGTTACATCCTCTAATACAGTTACCTTAGTTCCTTCTGGAAACTCTGGTCCCTCTATCCATGCACCTGTACCATGTCCCTTAGGTTCTTTCCGAACTATAAGAGCATCAACCAGTCTCATATCTAAAGCAGAACAAACTGCCACACCTGACACTAAAGGATCAGCACCAAGAGTAAGACCTGCTACTACTTTAGTTTCTACATGTTCGAGTAACATCATAGCAGCAAGTGTCAACCCACGCCCAGTCAGTGTGACAGGTTTACAATTGACATAATGCTCAGACTTCTTACCTGATGAGAGAGTGAAATCACCTTTACGATAACACTTCTCTTTAACCATCTTCAATAATTCTTCTTTCATTTCTTTGTGGTATTGCTCCGTGTCCTATTAATTATACTGATAAATTTGTCACCTGCAAATGTACCACCAAGGCATACATCAATTTCATCACCATCAACCCAATTCATATCACCATTCATCTTAGTGTGAAGCATAGCTTCCTGAATCTTATCAATTACATCTTGTGTTAATTTCATTTAATCCTCCTAGGTACTTGAATAGTCCATGCTGGAGATACAAGATCTACCATCTCAAACTGTTTCTTATTCTTTTCAATATCATTCAACATTTTTTCACGACCAGGTTCAGGTTGTATCTCACCATAATGATCTTCTTTTATGCCTAAGTATTCTAAGATAGAATCATCTATCATCTGATAAAGAGTATCCCATGTTAAGGTTTCTCTTAACTTAGTTGCAATGCGATCAATGTCACCTCCATCTAAGTACTCACCCTTGTTTACCTTTTCCGAATAATCCTCGTATTGAGAAATAAGTTTTGCTCTGATCTCTACCAACTCATTAAGGTTGATAGTGATTTTAACATCATCGTAAATTGCCATTACCGATTAGAATTTTTGTACTGTATGTTATCCTTAATAGTATTATAGTCAGAAGATGTTCCACCTGCACCCTCTTCCACAACCATGACCTGTTCAAATCCAGTCCTTTCTATAATCTTAGTCTTTATCTCTAACTGCTTCTTCTCCTTCTGTATGCGTCTCAGAAAGGCATAGTATATAATCTGGGTAAAGTATGCAAAAGGATTGTTTGACTTGGCAGGATCGAAGTTATGTATGTACTGTACACAATTCTCGATGCCGTCCCCGATCATATCTTCTCTGAACATATAGTTCACAAAGTTAGGTTTGTATGATAAATGTGTAGCAATCTTTAGGAAACACTCACCTAAGTAATTACTAATTGGAGGGGGATCAGTACCCTTTTCTTTTGCAATAGCAACTTTCTTCCTATAGACTACCATTGCCTCTAGGAGTTCTTTATTGTTTACATAGTGATCCGATCTTTTTCTTGGCATAAGATCTTTAAATCTGTAGGTATTATAACACAGCTTGACACAAGTAGCAATTTTGTGTACAATTACCCTTGTGAGGGTTCAAGGGAATAATATATTATACTGTAGTACTTATACCAGTAGGTTCTAGATGAAATATTTTTTCTAATGATATCTTAGCTTGATCTACATTACCCATATATCCCATCTTTGGACTTATATTAACTCTAGTAGTATTATTTGATTTTCTTTGTTGATTATAATGTTCATAGGCTTGTACCATTTCATGATGATGACTTAATTCTGTCATAGTAATAATTTTATCAAATCCTATTTTAAATATTTCATCTTCTGAAACTGTAATCCAAGGAACCAATCTAACCATAGTATGATTTCCTTTATGAGATAATTCAACTTTTAATGGATCTGCTAAAAAGAAACAAGGTTCTATTCCACTATCATCCATCGTGGTCATAGAAATAACTTCTTCACCAGAAACTAATTTAAATACAAAATAAGAATCTTTTTCGGTCATTTTTTCTCCTTCAATGATACCTTAACAAGATCATAATTAAAACTTTCTTCATTATAAATTTTTATTCGTTCAATCAAATGATTCAAAGTATAATTTCGTTTCGTAGTAGTTGAGCAATCATCTGCTATATCATACAGAGTTGCCTTAAATTTATTAGATCCTTTTCTAAGAACCCTTCCAATACTCTGTAGGTTTCTGATTCTCGACTTAGACGGTGAAGCAAAAATTACATTATGTAAGTTCTTTATGTTAATGCCTGTTGAGAATGTACCATAAGAAGCAACGATAATAGCGTTGTTTTCTCTTTCAGTAATTTCTCTTACCAACTCTCGTTGATCAACATCAACACCACCGTGAATAAAAAATACTTTACGATCATCATTAATATTTATTAAATCATACAATATTTGACCATGAGTTTCTACTCTAGTATAAAGTACTAAAGTATTACCTTTTAAATCTAACGCCAAATTTTTTATAAATTTATTTCTTTTTTCACTACTAATTAAATATTGTATTTCATCTTCATAAGTATCAAAACATATGGGATTATGTTGTAACAATATAATCTTAGCATTTAACTTAGCAAGATATCCTTTTTCCATTAACTCATGAGTCTTAATCGTCTTATAAGATGGACCAAACAATCCTTCCAACACCAACTTATGTGTCTGTGTACCATCTAATGTACCAGTAAAACCATAACGATACTTTGCTTGATGCAACTTAGTCATAATTTTTACGAGCGATGCCGATTTAAATTGATGTGCTTCATCTCCTATAACAACTTCAAACCTTTCAAAATATACTTTAGGTAGTTTATAGATAGATTGCCAGGTAGTAATAACAACAGGAGACTCAGTTTCTTTT